AATCCATACGAAGCAATATTAAATGGTAATCCTAAAAATGTATCTACACTTCTTTGATTCCACATTAATGATATTGCTCGTCTAGGTACAGGATATAACTCATCTATTTCTTCGTGGTCAACTTTATAAAAATCAAAAGGTTCAAATAGTTCTTTGTATGTTTTATATCCTAAATCTAATCGTTCCGCTATACTCAACTCTCTCGTATAAACTTGAAATCCATAATGACAAGGTGGAAGTGTCATTTGGTCTAATTCACCAACATTCCAAGCAGATACCATCAATCTTCTACTATCTGGATTTGCTTTAAGTTCCCTTACCAAATTATCTATCTGGTCAATCCTTCCATTTTTACTATCCCACTTTCTCCATTGCTTTCCATAGATAGGTCCTAAATCACCCCACTTTTTAGTAAACTCGTTATCAGTTTGTATCCTTTCAATAAATTGTTCTTTTGTATATTGTCCATCTACATCCAATGATGTTTTAGATGCATAATTTTTGTAAGCATCACCATCCCAAATATGATTGTTGTGTTTTAATAAAAAAGAAATATTAGTTTGGCCGGTTAGAAACCAAAGTAGTTCCGATACAACTCCTTTCCATGCAACTTTTTTTGTAGTTAGGATTGGAAACCCTTGCTTCATATTATGTCTAATCTGTCTACCAAATACCGATATTGTACCTGTACCAGTTCTATCTGATTTATGCACTCCATTATCTAAAATATCTTGCAGTAGGTCTTGGTATTTTTTATCTAATGTATTCATTTGTTAGTATATTATATCATCCAATTTAATATTATGTTCTTCCAAAATTTCGTATATCTTTTCATATACTAATTCTAACGCTTCGTATTTATCAATCTCCTTACCTTCCATACTCCACTCCAATCCTTTTTTTGTATTATGTGTGATATCCCACAATGCCATAGCCATATCGGTTGCTTTAATAGCTCGTTTATGAGCCATTATATCATCTGGTTCATTTAAATCAAATTCTAATATTCCTTTTGCCATAATTAATAATTCATATAGTTTGATGTTAATACCCATCTTTTTTCAGTTGGGTTCGTATTAGCTTGTGTTCTATGTCTAATATAACCAGGAAAAAATATTACATCACCGGTGATTGCAGGTATTGTTTTCCATCCATACATTTCATCATCATATTGCTTCATATAAAACCCTTTATGATATTCCAATGGGTCTCTGAATTCAATATATCCGCCGCCATCGGGCATATTTAAATAAGCAGCGGTAGTTAATGTTGTTGGTCCATGATGATGTTTTTCAGTAACACCGCCCTTTCCGTGAAAGTTCACCCAAGAATTAGAAACTTTATAATCGTGTCCTTTGTACATTTTCCATTCATTTAAAATAATGTGTTGAGATATTTCATCCAACCATTTATAAAATTCTTTAAACTCAGATATTGTATGCGGAGCTTTGTATTTATTAGGTGCAGAACTCGCTGCATCTCCTGTTTCCAAATGCGTTTTTATATTTGTAGTGTTTATTAAATCATCACAAATAGGTTCTAATTTTTTAAAATCAAATCCATCATAATGCGCTTTAATAATTAAAGGCTCAAATGGAGTTACATCAATTAGCTTTGGTACGAGCATTTTTTTTAGGTTTTTCGGTTTTACTTCTAAAGAAAATAAATAACTTAGATTCTTGATTATCCATTTGAGTCATAGCTACCCACTTACCCAATACACTACCACCAATATAAAAAGGTAACACTAAATAATCTTTTTCAAATAACAATGGTTGTAATGAAAAATACATACCAGCTAAAGATACTAAATTAATCCAAACTGAATTAAGTAATAAATCTTTTAATCTATTTTCGTATGTATATTTAATTTCCATTGTTTTAAATACATTGAAAAGAACTTGAAATACTAATATGGCGGTATATGTTAACATTTAATAAAAGGTAATATTGCTAATTCTTTTCCCTTTGCCTCCACCATAACATCTACATCCAATCCGTATGTATTTGGAAGTGAGTTAATATAAATTGAATGAGCTTGTGGTTTTTCTTTTGGATTGTTTTCGTGCAATGCTTTTGATTCAGAGTAATGAACTTCTTGCTTAATCCCTTCCGGCCAAGTTGTTGCTGCTAATTTAAGAGCTTCTTCTTCACTCAATCCACCTGTACAAAATTGGTGGTGGTGATAATCAAATACAATTGGAATACCCGTATGTTTGTGAATATACATAAGGTCTAATACTGAATACATAGAAGCTTTATCATCATTCTCCACCGTAAGCCTATTACGAACTGATGGTGATAACCTTTTAAAGTTTTGGATGAATCTATCCATTGCAGATTGCTTATCACCATACACACCATTACAATGAATATTGATATTGTTGAATCTGGTTTTAGATAACCCCATCATATCAAATATCTTACCATGTAATTCTAAATCAGCAATTGCGTTCTTAACTACTTCTTCATTTGGAGATGTTAATACAACAAATGGACCGGGATGTGAATTAACTCGCATATTCCAAAACTTAGCGAAATCACCCGCTTTCTTTAACTCAAATTTAATTTCTTTGTAATCTTTTAATTGAGTTAAATCAATATGGTCTCCCCACGGAACAATAGTGGATGATAATCTAAACAAAGATATATTGTTTAATCGATTCCACTCTAAAATTTTAACGATATCTTTTGCATTGAGTAATGCAAGTTCGGAAACATAATCTAAGCCTTTGGATTGAAAAGTACGTTTAACCATAGCTCGGTTAGTGGTTACTTTTTTACCCATACTCATATTAATACATGCGTATCCTAAGTTTATCATTTTGGTATAATTTGTTGTTATACAAATATACGAAAATAATTCCAATTTACCAAATATTAATAAGATTTTCCGGAGAAGTCAGTAGGGTATTGTGAAGGTTTAATATTTTTTATCCAATAATTAACCGCATTTTGGTCATTTATCCAATTCCTTCTATCATCCCAATTAAAGGATGGTCTAGCATAGTACGGTAACATATTTTTTATTGCAGATGCTCTAGATGGATGTTCTGCTCTTATAATATTTATTATACCATCACCATCAGTATCATACCCATCAATAGTACCATCACCATCATAATCAATAGGTCTCTTTGAGTAATCAGTTTGAAGGTTCATTAATATCTCATCGGTTATTTCAGGTTCCAATGCAGCCTTTTCTTCGTCAGTTAACGTTACTTCATCTTCTTCCACATTTGTTGTAGCGGAATCAATTTCGTTTTTTTTTATGTCCTCATTATATTGAGTAGCTGCATTAACTAATTGTTCGTTTGGTTCTGATGGATTTTCTATTTCATTAAAGAATACTTCTGCATCTTTTTCTGATAGAGTTATTGGTTCATCATATAATCCTAACTCTTGGTCATTTTTCATCATTTCGGCTAATAAATCCTCTCGTCTTTTCTTATCACCATATACCTCATAATCCTTATAATTCTCATCCATCAATTCATCCAATCCATCTCCTAATGTAGCATCCCAATCTGACAAATCATCATCTTCTTTACGTTTCATAATCAAACCATTAAACGCAATAATAAGTGCAATTGCCAATGGGTCAAATACTAATACAATTATAAGGATAAAGAATTTTACAACATCGTTAAGTGGAACATTAAATGCTTCTGCTACGAAACGAAATCCACCAACTTCTCTTTCTAATTGAATGTTGTTATTCTTAATTGAATTGATTGAATCTAACGCTACATTGTTTTGTATAGTTAGTTCATCGATGCGTTTGGATACTGCTGTTATTTCTTTATCAGCTGTTTTAATCATTTGTGTAACCCTTGAAGTAGATTTATCCTTATCAATTTGTTTGGATAAGTTACTCTCTTGTGAATTACGAATGTTTTGCTGGTTGGTTAATTGAGTTGTATAACGAGCAATCTCCGTATCATTTTTAGTGATTTGTGATTGATACACCGATATATCTCTTTCAATTTTTTGTAGTTCTAAGTTTTGTTGTTGGAAAGCATTTGATAAATATCCAAAGATACCAGCTGATGTAATTAACATAAGTGTTGCTACTGATATAGCTAAGTACCATTTATTGAATCCTTTAATAGTATCCCATTGTTGTTTCAAATATGTTGCGGCTACTAATTTAGCGAATTCTAATGCACCTGCCATTACCATTACCGATAGTGAAGCACCGGCAAATAGAACACCTAAACCTGTTACAGAAAAGTAGGCTGCACATCCTGCAACAATGATTGCTGATAATCCAACTAAATACTTTAACCAATTCATATTACGATAAATCTACTATGTTTGTTGTTAGTTCTACTAATCTTTCGATTTCATTTGATAACTTAATTGCTTGTGCTTGGTCTGCAGGTCTTTCACCTTTTAACATTTCAGCAATAACTTTAGCTCTTTTAGTGATAGCTTCCAAATGCTCTTGAGCTCTCATTTTGTATTCTGGTTTCATAATTTGTTTTTTTAAATTGTATATATAAATATACTCAAAATAAAAATGAGGGTGAAATTAACCACCCCCATTATTGTTAGTTTGTTGTTTAGAATAAATTAACCAATTGAAACTGTTCGTTTCTTTGGTTTTTCGGGTTCTCTCTTTGGTATTTGTAATTCCAATACACCATCTTCAAACGATGCTTTTACTTTATCTAAATCGAAGATTTTAGAATCAGCTGTGAAACTTCTTAAGAATGATGAACGTTTAACTTCTCTACGAAGATATACCCCACCTTCTTTTTCGGTTGCTTTACTTGATTTTTCTCCTTTTAGTGTAATCACATCACCATCTACATCAATGGTAATTTGTTCTTTGGTTAATCCTGGAACCTCTGCTACAATCTCAATACGGTCATCAAAATTAATGATGTCACATTTTGGATAAGCATTTTGTTGGAATGGGTTAATACCAATTTCCTTTGATAATTGAGGAAATGATTCTGAAAATACTTTATCAAATAAAGTATCTAATGGTGAGAAGAACTCGTCCCTAAATTGGGGAATAGGGAATCCCGGATGAATTTGATTTTTCATAATTTTACCTTTTTTAAGCGTTAGTTTGTATCTCCTTTTGGATGATACGCTGATATGCTGGCCAGCTCTATCAGTTCATAAATATAATCAAATTAAAATTTATGCCGTCTGTCTTTCAATAATTGTACTCATATGGTCTGCCCAATGTAGTATGTATTGAATTTTAGAACGAAGATATTTTGAAGTATCATATGTTTTGAAATACTTTTCATTATCATCGTCATATAAACCATCGGTAAGTTTAATACCAAAATATTCATTTTCACTATATTGAATACCATAATGATTTAAAGTAAAAAATGTTCTATCGGTAATACTCATAAACGGAATATTTTCATTTCGTTTGTATAGTTCACCTCTATTATCAATATGCCACTTTGAATCGTTTGGTACATAATGTAATTCATCTTTAATACCCAACTTACCTAAATCATGATGAAGTGCTGCAAACAATAATTGGTCATCGGTAAAATCTATAATACCCCCTGCTTCTTCATATAATTTTTTCATACGAAGTGAATTTTTACAAACATTTAAAATGTGGTCTATATATCCACCTTCATATGCATTATGATAATTTAAATTACCACTAGCTGGTGATATAATTAAATTAGGACCTAATTCGTCCATAGAATACATTGTTAATAATTTTTCCAATCTCTCAGGATTAGAACTACAAGCCTTACGAACTAAGTTCAAAAACTTTTCGTAATTTTCTTCCAATTGTTTTTCGTTATAATTTTTCATAATACAAATATACTAATTTATTTTTAATTTTCCAAATTTTCTTCAATATCCTCACCACATAGAGCTGAATATAGTACATCAAGTTCTTCCTCACTACCACACCAACCCAACCCATCCATATCCATCATTTCAATAAAAAATTGTCCTGGCTTTAATCCAATTTCTTTAAGCATTAATTGTTCATCTGTTGAATTGGATATTAGTTGTGGTGAAAATTCATCATTTCTATATTTTGGAATTGCTAGTGTCCAATAATAATGCCCATCTTCACCTTCACCATTTTCTCCAATACCATCACCACCTACAATTTTTGTCCAACCTTGTCTTATAAAGGTTGCTTCAGTAATTGGTGTCATTGGTAATTTAACTTCTTTCTTTCTCATCAGTCTAAAACTATTTTAGTGTATATATTTTTATTGGATATTGAATGTGATGTTTTTAACACGAGAGTGTCACCAATCATTTCCCTAATTGGAGATATTATTGTATTTATCTCGCCACCTTTACCACTATAAGATGAACCATTTGTTGTAGGCACTAATTCATCTTTATTTGATATTAGCGCGGGTAAATTAACTATTGTAAATTGACCTGTAAAATAGTTTATATACGTTTTGGTAATAGTTACAATTGTGTCTCCACGTCTTAACCACCAATAAAGATTACTTTCAAAATTTACGTTTTCGTTGGGGTATGGTTCTTTACCATTAACTAAAATTTTACCAACAACTCTATGTGATTGTGGTGTACCAATAGATGTAATCTTTAAATGATAAAATCCATTTTGGTCTTTTGGCAAACTCTTTAAGCCGTTTTGAGTTAATACGGAATCAATTGTAATTCTATATTCTTTTTGTGGAATATATTCATCTTCTTTTGTACACGCTGTAAATAAAATTAAAAGGGGTATTAATTTTCTCATTATAACAATTTTTTAAGTATTGATTCCCAAGTCGGGTATTCGTTCCAAGTTTCAGTTTCATATGCCCAACCAAATCGTAATAGTTCACCTTCAAATTCTCCGGCTCCATTAGCGGTTCTATCATCGATTAGATAATCACCTCTCAACATATTTTTTAAATGAGTAACTACCATTTTCTTACGGAACAAATCTCCGAAGTGTTCTTCAATCCAATATCTCTTATCCATAGCTGAAGATGGATTTCCCCAAGGTGCCGCAGTTGCTATATACAATTCATACTTACCACTTTCTGCTAGTTT